CCCCAGCCGTGATCTTTTGCAAGCTGTACAATTGTTCCGCCTGTTACGATAGTCCCAGCTTCCTCGTTGAAAGTGTCCCATTTTTTTAAACATTCAAATTTCCGATATCTTGCTGGATCTTTCAGCGACCAATTATCCCAATCCGACGCCGTATAGCCTTCATGCTTTAGAGCCATACCGACGTTGATCCATTCTTGATAAGTTAAGATCGCGGGGTCTATATGGTCTAAAAGTGGTAATAGGTCAAATTCTCTTTCGTTATTCATTTCACCCCTTTATTCCTTCCTTAGTAGTTTGGTACATATTCGGATGGTCGCACGCCCGCCGGCAATCTCCAACCGTTAGCTGCGATACGATCAATCATGTTTCTTGCGCTCTCAAAAGTCCACATTCCAACGTTCCGGAAGCCTCGACTTTCAAGGAAGCGGATCTGCTTCGGTGTCGAAAGCCCTTCATTCCGTCGTTTATTCAAGCGATCAAGTAAGAGATTTGCTTTTCCGGCATTGCCCACTTCCTCGGTATAGATCCCGTACTTTTTGAGGGCCTTGAGTTGTTTTTCAGACGGCGGGGCCATTTCCCAACCAAAGTTAGGGACATAATTCGAAAGATCCTCGGCATGGATAGACATTTCAAATTGAAGCGGATCGACGAGTTTTCTCTTGCGTTTCCGCATTTCTGCGAGCTGTTTCGCAAGTGCTTCTTCACGTTCTGCGACAACATCTTCCGCGCTCTTGGTTTCCATGGCCTCAAGATCAAGCACGACGCCCGTCTCTTCTTCCATGTTTTCGACCATCTTCTTCGCTACGTCCGGGCTTTCACAAATTAAGTGAGCTGGACGACAAAGCTCGTGACGCTCGGTGTGCCATAGAAAATCGAGTAGAAGAAGCTCTTCTTTCCCCGGGAATAGACGCGTTCCACGTCCGACCATCTGCGAATAGAGCGCCCGGACTTTTGTCGGCCTTAACACGACCACACAATCGACCGAGGGACAATCCCAGCCCTCCGTGAGTAACATCGAGTTACACAAGACGTTATACCGACCTTTTTCAAAGTCCTCGAGCACTTCGGCCCGGTCTTTTGATTCTCCGTTCACTTCTGCTGCTTTAAAGCCTCGCTCGTTTAAGATATCGCGGAATTTTTGGCTTGTTTTGACTAGCGGTAGAAAGACGACTGTTTTTCGATCCTTGCAATATTCAGCCATTTCGTCTGCGATCTGTACGAGATATGGATCGAGGGCCGTTCCGACATCGCTCGCCTTAAAATCTCCTGCGGACATCGAGACGCTTGAGAGATCAAGATCGATTGGAATTGTTAAGGCCTTAATCTTGGAAAGATAGCCTTCTTTTATCGCTTGCACGAGTGAGTATTCATAGGCCAAACTATCAAAGTACGAACCGAGATTTTTCATATCGCCACGGTCTGGAGTAGCTGTAACTCCGAGCACTTCCGCTTCTTTGAAATAGCCTAATACTTTTTGATAACCATCTGATATAGCGTGGTGCGCTTCATCAACCACGATCACATCGAACCAATCGGGCGGGAATTGACTTAAACGCTTCTCCCGTTGCATGGTCTGAACGGATCCAACGACCACACGGTACCAAGAGCCGATTGACGTGCTTTCAGCCTTTTCTAAGGCTGTACCGAGGCCCGTCGCGCTCTTGAGCTTGTCGCTTGCTTGGTCTAGTAATTCGGAGCGGTGAGCAAGTACGAGGACGCGTTTTCCTTCTCTAACTTGATCTTCAATAATTTTTGAAAAGACGACCGTTTTCCCCGTCCCGGTCGGGAGGACTAGAAGAGTACGTTTTCGCCCCTCTGTCCATTCCCTCTGAACGGCTTCACGCGCCTCCTGTTGATAAGGCCGTAGTTTCATTCACGCCCTCCTAGAATTGACCCGGATTATATTCCTGCTTTAGTTGTTGTTGATATCCTTGACCTTGCGCTGGTTGTCGGTATGCTGGTGCTGGTTGCTGTTGATATTGTCCCGGTAGCGCGTTCAATACTTTTGTATAGTCCACGTCCTCCGCGTAAATCATACCTTTTACTTCGTTGTACTTGTTCCCGTTGTATTCGCGAGATCCAACTTTACAAACTCCGACTTTACCGATAATCGCGTTCCAATCCATGCGAAGCGGTTCGCCTTTGCGTTTTTGTCCAATTGCACCAAAGAACGCGGAAAGCATACCTTCGGTCGAGCTGTGTAAGAAGAGATTGTGACGCAATTCTGTTTCACCTTCATTCGCCACGATTTTTAAATGAACCGTAGCTTTAGGGCAAGCTGGCAACTTGCCGGGATTTTGTGGGTTTGGTGTGTGACGTCCGCGTTCATAACTTGCGACTGTGAAATAGTATAGGCCATCTGGTAGTAAGACGAATTCCGAATCCTTTTCGATTGTATCTTCCCAGCCAAACTCACGCTCGTAGTTGTTATATTGTTGTTGTGTCATGATGAAATTTCTCCTTTAGGTTTATAAATTATTAGTGTTAAATGGTAATTCAGGGTCTTTCCGTACTTGGTTTTGAATGACGTCCAGCGTCGCGTCCCAATTCGCTACGATCATATCCCAATAATTGCTCGGAAAGTTTTTGATCGGTGTTCCCATCGGAAAGTGTCCGCGGATATAAGCAACGTCTTGCAATTCGCTTTCTGTCACGTTGTTCGGTGCCATTAAGTCGATCAATGCTTGTGGTAATAGCTCAGCTTGTGGAGCTCGTCCCATTTCTTGGGCCACCTCTTGAGCGACCTCTTGCAATTGCTCGTTAATGTTTTGCTTCGGCTGCTCTGGTGCCGGTTGTTGCTGTGGTTGTGGCTCTGGTTGTGGAGCTGGTGCCGGTGCGTTTAAGATATGGGCCACGCTCTCAAACGTAAACGGTAACTGATCTGGTAAGCCGTGACGGTTTTTCGCGTCCCACGCTGGGCGATGATTCGTGTACATAACACGTTCGCCCCCTTGGGCCTTTTTCTTGCCGGTGTCCGTGGTCATGACGATTGTCTTATAATTCGCAAAGAGCACCATATCAGCCCATTCCTTGACCAGTGGGGCCGTCTTTGAGCTGGTCTTTTGCCCGAGCTTTAATTCGTATCGGTCATAAGATCCCATCTCGTCCGGCTGCTCGAATTTCTTGATTTGTGCGTGAGCTGTCAAAATGACATTGATCCCGTTGTCCACTAACTCAGACAAGTTATTCAATAGACGCCCGATCTCTTCCTGTACGTATGTATATCCCTTGCCCCATCCGAAATCTTCGATCCCGTTCTTTTGGTGCTGTGCGCACACATAATCGACCGCGAGCTGTTCGGCCCAATCAATCGTATCAATGACTAGCGTTTTGCAAGCGTCTGGATTTGCCTTGATAAACGCGATTTCATTCTTGAGCATTGCCCAGCTTGTGGGCTTGTCCATACGGGCCACGTCCATATTATCGGTTGATCCTTCCGTATCGATGAATACCGGATCCGGGAATTGACTCGCAAAGCTAGACTTTCCGATTCCTTCGGGGCCATAGATCACGACTTTCTGGGCCCGTGCCTTCCTTCCTCTTGTAATTTGCATTTTTTAGTCCTCCTTGTCATTGTCACTCAAGAGCCCGCGAAGAAAGTTTTCAAAGTGTTTGCGTTTGGCCTTTTCGATCTTTTCGGTCAGATCTTCTGGTTCTTCTCCGTCGAGGGTCTTGATTGTGTATTCTGCTTCTACGACTAAGATCTCGCACCCTAAACCTTGCGCGAGCGCCTTTAAATCATGACTATTCATTTCAACCGATTCAACCGCGTTAGTTGCAGCGTCTTGGATATCATCAGTTAATTGCGCCGAAAATGTAAACGCGCCTTCATTGTTTTTGTAATTTTGGATATAATTGCCTGTATCTTTGCTACGCAATACGATAAATTTTTCTGTTTTTTTCATGATTTTTCCTTCTTTCTTCGTGTGTTATTTGCTTGAGTTTTAGCGTCCACCCATCGACAATTCGAAGGCTCATAGTTTCCGTCAACGTCGATTCTGTCAATCGTACATTTTCCGCGTTTTGCTTTCGAGTCGTACCCGTGAGATAAAGCCCATTTTCTAAAATTTAGATAATCTTGCCACTCGTCGCAAACTTCGATACCTCGTCCGCCGTAATGTTTATATCTGTTATTTGTTTTTAAATAACAACGCTGACGCATACCCATCCAAACTTTATATAATCTTTCTTTGGTATAGCCGTGTGTTTTGTTTGGAGTATGCTTTTTGGCCCATTCTTTTTGTAAGCACCCGCAACTTCTTGTTAAACCGGCACGCAATGATGAACCTCTAGTTTCTATCATCTTCCCGCAATCACAACGGCAAAGCCACATTGCCTCTTTTTGGTTATTGTGTTTTATTCGTTTAATAACGGTCAATCTATCGTATTTTTTGTTCGTCAGATCAATAAATTGTCCCAATTAAAAGCCTCCTTCCCAACCTTGTTCTTTCGTTTCTTTATGGTTCGGGTTAACCTCTGAATATCCATCGGTTATGATGACAGAACATTCTTCACCAGTTGAAACGCGAGTCGCGATTGCTTGCAAGCCCTCTTGTTCTAGCCACGCGCCGAATTCTGCAAGTGTGATCTGGTCCATCTGTTCTAACTTATCAATAAGCACGAAGCCACACTCTGGTTTGAGCTTACGGACGATAGCTGTTGCGACTTGCAATTGTTGCGATCCGGACATATTATCCCAGCGTTGACCCAAGTATAAGAGCTCGCCATCGTCAACGGACAATCCCGGAAGCGGTAAGTCCGCATTTGTGAGTAAGTCCGTTTTTTGCTTACGAATACTATCGATCACAAGATCCAACTCGCGATATTGTTCGCGGTAAACCTTCGCGTCTTCTTCGGCCTTGTCTTTATCAAGATTTGCCCGGACTTTGAGATTGATCTGCTCAATGTTCGCGATACTGTCTTCGATCTCTTGTGTCGATTCGTCGATCAGATCTTGTGTATCTTTGCGCGCAATATCCAAGTCTTGTGCAAGTCCTTGCTCTTTTTCTCGAGCCTCTTTGAGCATAGCTTCCAGACGCTCAACGTTTGCGAGTGCGTTTTGATAGTCGTTTTCGATTTTCGCGAGATTCTGACGCTTGCGGGCGTTCTCTCCGTTGCGCCCCAAGATCTCTTGCTGTTGCTGGATAAGATCAGCAATCGAAACAAGCTCTTTCGGTGCGTCTGGATAATACGGCTGCTCTTTAGCAAATTTTTCTTTCTGATCCGCAATGACGCCGATCGCGTGTCGTTCTTGGTACTTGGTTTTTTCTTCCATTTCAAGCTGGACGAGCTGATCTCCGACCCCGATAATTTGCAATAAGGTTGTAGCTTTATCTTTATTCGTCATTTCCATAAACTTAGGAAGATCAAGAGCGAGTTCTTCAACAAAGCTATCAAGCAATTTCTGACCGGCCTTGTTTCCACTTGGATCAATGACTTTCAGATCGCTATTTTTTCCCTTTCGTTCGACGATAAGGCCATTTGATAGCGTGATTTTAAGACTTGGGGGAATCGTTGATCCCTCGCGTTGGGCTTGCGAAGGCTTGTACTTGTTACCACCCAAAGCCCACGCTATCGCGTCTAATACGCTTGTTTTGCCTTGGTTATTGTTCCCCCCGACGATTGTCAACCCCTTTGCTGACGGCTCGATTTTGACCGCTTTAACGCGTTTCACGTTTTCGATCTCGAGCTTATTGATTGTTACCATTTCTTAACTCTCCTTTCAGACGATCGAGTTCGTCAAGAAGTCTTTCTTCCCGCTCAAGCGTGGCTTTCAAAATTTCGGTCTGTTGCAGATTGATAAACCACAAGCGATTGAGCGCCTTTGTTTGCTGCTCGATCTTGCGGGCTTTCTTACCAAACATGGAAGGGAACCTCCGGCGATTCAGTATAGAGCTTCATAGCTTTTCGACGGCTTGCGAGTTCGTCTTCGTATTGTTCGATGACTTGCGCGTTGTGCTCTGGAAGCCCTTCTTCGATAGCTTTTAATGTTTCGGCTTTTGCGATCTTCATTCGTTTCTTGTGGTCCTTCCACGATACGATAAGGCCAGCGATGAAGCACACGCCCCCGATTGCAACAGTTCCGGCAACTTGCCCAGAAATAATAATTTCATTCATTTTAAATACTCCTTTTCTTTTTCTAAAATTTCGTAAACGTCCCGGACGTCGTACATTTTCTTCTTTCCTTGCTTTCGAAATGCAAGTCCTCGACGTTCTAGCTTCTTTATATAGCCATGATCGAAGCCGAATTTCTTCATTAAGGCTTTCTGATTGAGTGGTAAACTTTCTGCTTTCATTTCTTCCTTGAGCTCTTCCTTTACGATCTCGATCATCTGCTTTAGATAGACTTTCGCGATCTCGTCCGAGATCAAGGGTTGCAAGTATAGCTCCTCCATTTCTTCGTTCCTCCAATTCCAATTGTGCGGGCAAGCACTTTCTGATATAATTAAGGTAGATATTTTTTTCAAGCGCTCGAACGTTCTCGTTCGGGTGCTTTTTTTACGTCCTTCGTTCGTTTTAGTGAACGCCTTCTGTAAAAAAAATTCCGATCTGGTCTTTTGAGAATCCGAGGATTGTCGCGACCTTTATCAATTCGTCAGCGTCGAATGATACCAGACCGTTTTCGCGTTTCGCGTAACGAGCACGATCAGACCAGCCAAGGGCTTTTGCCATATCATCTTGTGTCAATCCTTTCGCGATTCGTTCCGCTTTGATTCGTAAATGATTCACGGTCATATAATAGACCTCCTTTCTGTTTTTTTGTCGTTCTTTCTTGAGAACAATTTAATTATAAATCAAGCGTTCTTTTTTGTCAACACTTTTTTTCAAAAAAAACACATTTTTTTCTTTTTTAGTATTATTTGTACTTTTTTCGGAACAGTGTTATAATAGAAACATAAAGAAAAGGAGCTGTAAAAATGCGTACCAATGACGAAATAATAGACCTTATCAAGGCCTTGTGCGAAGAGAAAGATATATCTTTGAGCGAACTCGCTCGTCGAGTTGGTCAAGCAAAATCTGGCGTATCAAGATATTTTAATAAGACGAGAACTTTTCCATTGAATAGAGCGAACGTTTATGCGGAAGCTCTCGGCGTCTCAACTGAATATCTTTTAGGAGTAAAACCGATCAAACAAGAACCGGACCTTTCAAACTTGGATCTTCGCGAACTGGCCAAGAGTGCGAAGACTTTCGACGGCAAGCCATTAAATGAAGAAGATATCGAAGCGATCGAAAATATACTTGATATCTATTTTAAAGGAAGACTATGATAGAAGAAATTTGTGATAAAGCGGGCGTCACGCTCGCTTACTTTGACAATGACTTGTGGCCACGGCCCGGAATGATCTTATCTGATATGAAGATCATTTTCGTCAATAAGTCACTAACTAGGGAGGCTCAAAAGCGCGTGATATTGCACGAGCTGGGCCATTTAGAGCATACGACGGCCGAATATACCATAAACCCGATCAAGTGCGAAAATGAAGCTAACAGGGCCATGATACACGCGCTTTTGAAGGAAGAGTTAGCAGCTGGGGACGCGAGCGAGTTTAACTATGTACATTTTATGGAGCGCCACAAGCTAAAAACGACGGCCGAAGAATTAATGGTAATAGATGAATACTATCGTTTGGTTGGATAGAAGGAGAAAAAACATGGATTTTAACAAAATTAAGGATTTCGCAAAAAAAGCGACTGAAAAAACAGCGGACGGAATTTCAGCAATGAATGAAATGAGAAAAAAAGCTGCCCAAGAAACGAAGATTTCAATCGGGAATACAACGATTCGAAAGACAATCGACGGCCTATACTATATCGGATTCTATTCAGACACTCCCGAGCTGTTTGAATTTGAGAATTTTCAATTTGAGGGCTCTACTATTATAGAGCGCACGAAAACGACCGGGACGACCAAACAAAAAGGAAAAAAAGGAAGTGCGCTTATCCACGCTGGAATTGGTTTAGTGTTTGGTGGACCAACGGGTGCTGTTGTAGGTGCCAAAATAGGCGCCTCCGGGAAACGGAAAGGTAAAATTGATTCAACCTCTGTTACTACTACTGAAGAGATACCCGGCCTTGCTATGTTGTACTTGCGAAATATCGAAACAAGCGAAGTCAAGACAATTAAAGCAAAAATCACCAACGCGCAAGCAGATAATATTAAACTGTTTTTCGAATAAACAAAAAAAGCCCCGAGGACAAGCCACGGGGAAAACATGATATAAGTTAAGTATAGCAAAATCATTTCGTTCTTTCAATTGTGCGGGCAAGCCAAACGGAGGAAAGACATGATAAAAAAATATACAACCAAAAACGGGGAGACTCGTTATTTATTTCAGACCTATCTGGGAATTGATCCCATAACCGGCAAAGAACGGCGGACCACGCGCCGGGGCTTTAAAACCATTAAAGAAGCCAAACAAGCTGAAAGAAATTTGTTGCTTGACGTGGAAGAGAACGGACTTCCGTCGAATCAATCGGACGGATTCCAAGATCCTACATTCGAAGAACTAGCTTCATTGTGGTTAGAGAATTATAAAACCACGGTAAAACCTAGCACCTTTGAAAATGTTCGATCAAAAGTCGAGAAAATGACTGAAGAGCATTTTAAAGAGTTGAAGCTGAAAAAAATAACAGTCGCATACTGTCAAAAGATAGTGATTGAATTAAGCAAAAGTTACGTCCTTTATAATCATTATCTGTCAGTCATTAATCGAATTTTTAAGTACGCCGTTTTAATGGATATACTCGATTCAAACCCTTTTGATAAAGTAATTAAACCAAAAAGCCGTCAAACTCAAAGAAAGGGCAACTTTTTAACCAAGGAAGAGCTAAAAGAGTTTTTAAAACTAGCCTCAAACGCTACACTTCCTTATTTCTTTCCGCTGGTGCATTTGATGGCTTATACCGGACTTAGGGAAGGCGAGGCCTTAGCCTTGAAGTGGTCAGATATAGACTTTGAAGGAATGAAAGTTTCTGTTAACAAAACAGCGGTCAGGATTGAAGGAAAAGAACACCTTCAAACACCAAAAACTAAAAATAGTAAACGTGTGATTTCTATTGATTCCAACACCCTTTCAATTTTGAAGGAGTGGCGAAAGGATCAAATAAAAACTTACTTTAAGAATGGTAAACATTTTGAAGGGGAAGAAAATTTTATTTTCACTAATAAATGGGGCGATTGGGTACGTATTAACAATTTTATCCGTTATTTTAAACGCTTCATAGCTGATAATAACTTAAAAGATATCACGCCCCACGGGCTCCGACACACGCACGCCTCATTATTGTTTAGCGCTGGTGTGGAGCCTAAAAACATTTCTGATAGGTTAGGACATAGCACCGTACAGATCACGCTGGACCTGTACACTCACATAACGGAAGAACAACGGACCGATACAGTGGATAAACTGCTTGAATATATGGTAATATAAATTAGTCGTATTCAGTCTCGTATTCAGTCGCTTCTGACCTCTTGGAAAGTCAGTGATATCAAAGGCTTTGGGGCGAGTGGCATTATTTTAGCATATTTCAAAAACTGTTTCCATCATTGTGCCATATGTTCTCAGACGTTTAAAAATCACGTATTTTAGAAAAATATCGTTTTCGTCATTTTTAAATAATTGAAAAAAGTCGTATTCAAAATTGTATTCATTGCCCGCATAATTGAGAGAACGAGCCCGAGGGCTTTTTTTGTTGCCGTTTAAATAGACAATCTGAGAAATTGCCGTTATAACAGACAAAAAGGCCGGATTCCCGACCTTACTTTGTAGCCCCGCCCTCGTTGATCCATTGCTGGACTTTGATTGCGGTATCAATTGATAAGTCTCCAAAGCGCTTCTTTCCATTCCTCAATCGTGAGATGGAAGCTCCAGAAATCCCCGTCTCTTTTTGTATTAGGTAGCCGGAGACGGCCTTGTCCATCAAGACCGCCTCGACTTGCTCCGTGTCAATAATCATTCAACCACCTCGAATTCTTGGTAATATGCTTGACTGGTACAACCAGCGATAGCTGTCGCAAATTGTTGATCCGTTAAGTTTTCGAAAACACGATCCCAGTCAAAATTTTCAAGTTCCTCTAGTGCTTGCTCTGCTTGATCTTCATCGTTCAAACGATCTTCTAATTCTTCGACGGCTGGTGATACGTAAGCTAATTCATGGAATAGTTGTGAATCGTTATCGATGTAGTGTCCAATATATCCTTTATCGACTAGTGTTTCCATCAATTCGCGGTATGTTTCAGCTTCTACTGTTTTGATCCAACGTTTATCTGTGCTTTTTCCAGTCCATTTTATCATTTTAT